AATCATATTATTATAAGTCACCTGTAGCAATAATCACTGACGAAGAGGATACATCTTCAGGTGCCCCTGCTGCAAGCATTGGCGCAATAGGCGATTTTGCTATAGTTGATTATGAAGCCAAAGAAGGCAATCCAGTAACAGAAAAGGCTACTTATTATTATAAGAATTATTTGAATTCTTGGGTCGAAGTAGGTAGTTTCGATTGGCTAAGTTCTATCCCAATGGTTTCGGGAAGTACTACTAGCCCAACTATTACTATTGGCGATACAGTAACATTTACTAATAGCGGAGTAACATATACTGTTACTGCGACTGGAACTACACTAAGTTCACTTGTTGGTCAAATTAATAATACATTAGCAATACAAGATATTGCTGCAAGTTCAACCAATAATGTACTTAACATATTTGGTCGTAGCCTAATTGACGATGACCCAACTTCCAGTGCAACAAAATGGACATTGGGCGGTACAGCATTATCATCACTAGGTATAACTGCAGGTGATTACTATCAACCACAAATGTTCTTTGGTACGTCAGCGCAGCAGCCATTGTGGCAGGGCAGTCTTCCAGCAGTTGCAGGAACAACACCTGCTCCAACTAATTCAGTATGGATTAAAATCTCAACTGTAACTAATGGATTAAATCCAAAAGTTAGTAGTTTTGATTCAACACTTGCTACTTGGAGATCACGTACTTGTAACGTATTCCAAAGTGACATGCTAGCCACTAATGCAGTAGATACTCTTGGTGGTAAGAATATTCCAGCAGGTAGCGTATATATGCAGGTCGATCCGTATGGAGCATATGATCAATCTCCAGTATATATTTGGAAGCGTAATTCTATAGGGCCAACTGTTGTTACAGGCAGCAACACTAGCCCAGAATTTAGTTCAGGTGGTACATTAAAAGTTCAAGTAAGTGCTCCTGGCGAAACAGCGTTTCAAAATAATCCATTAACTTCTGAACCTTGGGAAGTTACTATTGCTGCTAGCAGTAATGCAGCACAGTTTGCAACAGCATGGAGTGCAGCAAATATTAGTTACACTACGGCAGCTGTAAACAGTGATGGCGCAATCGTAATAACTCACACAGAAGGCGGTGAAATTGTTATCAATGAAAATACTGGTACAAACTATGCGTCAATCGGTGTACTAGACGAGGCAGGTTTAGTATCAGGTACTACAGATGGCTGTAAGTGGGGACCATCAGTAGCAATTTCTGATACTGCATTTGCAACAACTAATATCTCATCATCAGGTACAGGTCTAACTGTTAATTTATCGACTCAATATGGTTATGTAACAGTTGATAGAGATACTTTTGGTAATGCAGGCTCAGGCTATGCTGCTGGCGATACTGTAAAAGTATTAGGCACATTAATTGGCGGCGCTGCTACAACTAATGATGTAAACATAAAGATTACAGCAGTAAGCGGCGGAGCCGTCACAGCAGTTGCGTTAGCAGGATCAACAGCAAGTGTTGCTCCAACTATGTTCACTACTATGTTAAGTAACTGGTATTATGTGGACTACGAACCAAACGAAGGTTTCCCAAATGTTGCCCCGCCAGATAGAACTAATTGGTTCTGGGCTGTTGCTGACCAAGCAGATATTATGGTTAGATGCCAAACAGCAGATGCAACAACTGGTGCATACTGGAAGGCATATCGTAACCAAGCATACGATAAGAATGGTTTTCCAAAAACTACTGGAACAAATACAACTGATCCAAATGGCCCAATTATGGCAGCAAGCGCACCAACAACACAAAGTGATGGTACTACTGCATTAAGTTATGGTGATCTATGGATTGATACTAGCGACTTAGAAAACTTCCCAGTAATCTATCGTTGGCAAGCAAAGAGAAATAGCAATGGTACATATGTAGCACCAGAAACAGGTACTTGGGTATTGTTAGATACAAATGATCAAACAAGTGCAACAGGAGTATTGTTTGCAGATGCGCGTTGGGCACTTAACGGCACAACTAACCCAGCAGATGATCCTATCCCAACTATTAAATCAATGTTGAAAAGCACGGCTACTGTCAACGCCAATTATCTTGATGTTGATGCTCCTAACTCAAATTTATATCCAACTGGTATACTGTTGTTCAACACACGCCGCTCAGGATATAATGTTAAGCAGTATCGCACAAATTACTTGACTTCAACTAATTTCCCAGACAAATCAACATACCCAACAATTTCTTCAACATGGGTTTCAGCGAGTGGATTAGATGATAAAGGTAAGGCGTATATGGGACGCAAGGCACAGCGCAACATGGTTGTAAAGGCTATGCGTTCGACAATGGACACAAATCAATCACTACGCGATGAAGATAACTTCTTCAACTTAATGGCAACACCTAATTATCCTGAACTACAACCAAACATGGTCGTATTAAACAATGATCGTGGGCAGACAGGTTATATCTTGGGTGACACTCCAATGGGTCTAGCAGAAAGTGCAACAGATATTCAAGCATGGGCAACTAATGCTGCTGGTGCTACAGGCACTGGTGAAACAGGTTGTGTAACACGCGATACTTATCTTGGCTTGTTCTATCCAAGCGGTGTCGCTCCAGACTTGAGCGGTAATATAGTTGCTGTCCCAGCAAGTCATATGATGTTGCGTACATTTATTAAAAATGATACAGTTGCATTTCCTTGGTTAGCGGCTGCTGGTACTCGTCGTGGTCTGATTGACAACGCTACAGGTATCGGTTACTTAGATCGTGACACAGGAGAGTTCGTGGTTAGTAAGACACCACTAGGCATACGTAATGTATTGTATACTAACTTCATAAACCCACTAGTATTCTTTACTGGTAATGGCTTATTGAACTATGGTAATAAGACATCATTTAATAGTCAAAGCGCACTTGATCGTACAAACGTAGCACGTTTGGTCGCTTATGTACGTCGTCAATTGACTATCGCAGCAAGACCATTCGTATTCGAACCTAACGATGCGTTGACTCGTCAACAAATCGCTGGAGTAGTAGAATCACTAATGATTGATCTTGTTGCTAAGAGAGGTATCTATGACTACTTGGTAGTCTGCGATGAATCAAACAATACTCCAGCAAGAATAGATCGTAATGAATTGTGGATCGACGTTGCTCTTGAACCAGTCAAGGCAGCAGAATTTATCTACATCCCAGTACGTATATTGAACACTGGTGAATTGTCAGGAGCATAATTGAAATAACAGTGCGCCATGCAAGTGGCGCACACTGACTAAATATAGTATATACGGAGAATTAAAATGGCAACAGCCTCACAATCATTGTTTAACATGACAGTAGCATCTGATAATGCCGGAGGCAATCAGGGCCTGTTGATGCCTAAACTACAATTTCGCTTTAGAGTAAACTTCATTAACTTTGGTGTTGACACGTCCAGCGGTCTACAATTAACAAAGCAAGTAATGAACGTATCACGACCACAAGTTCAGTTTCCTGAAATCACTATCCCAATTTATAACTCAACTTTATATCTTGCAGGTAGATACGCATGGCAGCCAATAAATGTTTCATTGCGTGATGATGCATCAGGTAGTGTATCAAAAGCAGTAGGACAACAATTACAGAAACAATTAGATTTCGTAGAAATGTCAAGTGCTGCAACTGGTCAAGATTATAAGTTCCAAACTAATATTGAAGTATTAGATGGTGGAAATGGAGCAAACAAACCAAACGTTCTTGAAACTTGGGAAATTTATGGTTGCTTTATTCAAACAGCAAACTATAACAACTTAGACTATAACACTAATGAACCTGCACAAATTGCATTAACATTACGTTATGATAATGCTATACAATCACCACTAACTAGTGGAGTTGGTCAGGCTATCGGAAGAAGTTTAGCAGGAGCATCAGTTACTGGTATTGGCGGCGGCAGTTAATTTTAATTTTTAGTATATAAGGATAACCCCATTTTTTCTATTGATAAATAGTTTAAATGGGGTTTACCTTATATGGGTGTTTTTCAAAATTTACTTAAAGACGTAGGCAGCGGATTTTTCGGCAATGATTATCTGCGAGATTATCGCCACGCAAGTAAAACGTTCGGGCCTTATGCATATCAAAACGCCCCTAAAAATAAATTTCTATTTCATTGTTATTTTAATGTAAACTCAATAGTTTATGACTTAGATGCAAACCTTGGTACACAACAAAATTTTGGTCTATTAGTGCGTGATGTAAAATTGCCTAGTTATCAATTTGCTACTCATCAAATGAATCAATACAATCGTAAACGTATTGTACAAACAAAAATAAAATATAATCCAGTACAGTTTACTTTTTTCGACGATAACGGCAACAGTATGAATAAATTGTGGGCTGCATATTATACATATTATTATTATGATGGTGCTGTACCTAAAGTTTCATTTAGTGGTACACGCGGCGGTTTCGGTCAAGACCTAAGTAAAAACACACAAACAGGAGAAGTAAGAGGGTTGGCAGGTGCAGGTAGTAAAACAGCAGCGCCTGTGCAAGATCCTGATTTTAAAAATAGAAACATTTATGAAAATGATTTGTCAGGAAAACTTTTCTATGGATATAATCCAATAAATGATAGCGCGCCTAAAAAACCTAATTTCTTTAGTGAAATAACTATATATGGATTTTATCAAAAAAACTTTATAGCCTACACTTTAATAAACCCAACCATAACAGAATTTGCACATGACACCTATGCCTATGATGAAGCTGCAGGTGTTATGAAAAATATTATGACACTTGATTATGAAACAGTAGTATATAATGAGGGTGCAATAGACGGAGATAAGCCTAGTAATCTTGTTCCTGGCTTTGGCGATGTAGCAAATTATGATAGAACAAAAAGTCCTATTGCTATGCCTGGGTCAACTGGAAAGATACTTGGTAAGGACGGATTAATTGATAGCGTCGGCGGGGCATTAAAGGGCGCAGGCGACAATCCACTAGGTGCAATTAGAGCAGCAGGTGCAGCGTATAAAACATTAAAGAACACTGATATAAAACAAACGCTAAAAACAGAATTAAAGAACTCACTATTAAACAATTTACGTGCAAAACCAAACGAAACTAGAAATTTATCTTTTACATTCGATAACAAAGCTAGCCAAGCAACTGATGCACTGGCTGCAGGAGCTCCGACTACAGGAACAGTCTATGGTGGTGAAGAAAACAAAGTTGATATTAGACAAGGAAATCCAATAATTAATGGTATTAAAACCTTAGGCAAACAAGTATTAGGCGGATTTACCAATGTTGGTGGGGCAGTAGGTGGCACAATTAAGGATGTAACGGGTATTGACTTAAGAAAGAAAGCAGAAACGCCAGACGGCAAACAATCAGACAAAGGCACTCCTGTTGTTGATAATAATGCCCCCAGAGGTAGGGGCGGTTAATTTAAATTTTATGTATATACCGATGACCCCATTTTTCTATTGATAAATAGCTAAAGCGGTTCATAGTATGCCATATATTTCTAAAAATCAACAAGATCAAACTACACAAATATTTGATAGTTTTTATAAGACAGATGTTATAGTTCCTACTGCTGAATTTGATTTAGTTCGTAGTTTTTTTATTTCTGTATGCACAACTGAAAATCAAGCAGAACAATATACGGCATTTTTATTTAGAGTTTCTACAGAGTCGGGCATACCTGCTATCGAATTATTAGAACAAATGCAATCTTTAAAAACAGATGAAGTAACTATAAACCAAACATTAATATTCTATCTTAATTCATTTAGACCCAAAACAAACTTATATGGCATAAGTACTGAACCTGTTCCGGTATTTCCTGTAGCAAGAAATGTTGTAAGATGAAAAAATTTGCGTCGGGTGTTTATACCCCACAAAACTCACAAAAATATGTAGGTAATCATAAGCCTAAATTTCGCAGTGGTTGGGAATTAACCTTTATGAAGTTTTGTGATAATAATGACAATATCATAGCATGGGCTAGTGAAGCAATAAAAGTGCCCTATAAAAATCCATTTACTGGCAAGCAAACGGTGTATGTCCCAGATTTTTTCGTAATGTACCAAGACAAACACGGTAATAAACGGGGCGAGATTGTAGAAATAAAACCAAAAAAGCAAAGTATTATTGAAAGTAAAATTGCAAGTGCTAAAGACCGTGCTACAGTAGCATTGAATTATGCCAAATGGCAAGCAGCCAGTGTATATTGCAAACGTCAAGGACTAACCTTTCGTGTAATTACAGAAGATGATATTTTCTATAATGGAAAACGGGGTTAATAAATAATGTATGACCAAAAAGTTAGAAGAATTGTTTCAGTTAGCAAACGTGTCGTCAGAATCTAATGATGTCGAATTACCACCAGAAACACAAGAAATAACAGAAGCAGCTCTTAAAAATCTTGACAAGATAGAAAATGCATTACCACAAGTACGTGGCTTAGAAAGTGCCGACATTGAAATGGATGATTTGGCAAATCTCGCACAGAATAGTTATAAAGATTTAATGGATTTAGGTATGCAAGTTGATAGTCGTTATAGTAGTGAAATATTCGGTGTTGCAGGCACAATGCTAGGACATGCTATTACTGCTAAAACTGCTAAAGTACAGAAAAAACTTAAAATGATTGAATTGCAGTTAAAGAAAGCAACAATAGATCAAAAACAAGCCAAGAATGAAGAACAACTAGAATCTATACCTCTGGGCGAGGGTAAAGCATTAGATCGTACAGAATTGCTTAAAATCTTGACCAATAAAAACAAAGACCAGTGATAAATATTATTAGGGAACAAATATGAAAAGTTTGAAACAATACATTGTAGAAAGCCTACATACATATGATATTACAGTAAAAGTTGCGGGCGAAGTGGATAAAAACTTTTTAGACATGTTTATGTATAATCTAAAGAAGTTTGAGCCAGTAGAAATGGGACCACCAAAAACTACCCCAGTAATGAAGTCGCCATATGGTTTTCCTAACTTATCAAATCAACCTGTTACAATTATTAAGTGTAAGTTTCGTTATCCAGCAACAGAACCAATGATACAACAAATGGCACAATTACTAGGTTATAATATTAATATGGTACGTGCAGTGAATACAAAGTATGATGAAAGCATTGACACTGAAAGCGAACAATATGAAAATCAAATGTCACACAGTCCAGTTCTAACACATGAACAAATGGAAGATGGTGGTGATGCAAGTAAAAAAGCAAGTGCTGATTATGCTAACTCATATTTAAATAGCATTAAAGATCAAAGCAAGGATCAATTTGGCATCAAAGATATTCCTTTCGCAGCAAAGAAAACTCCAGATAGTTTTGATCCATTCAAGCCATATCAAGATGATAAAAAGATGGGTGATAAGAGTCCATTTTCTAAA